CGAAAGACATCCCGGTACGCGAGTTCGTTCCGTACAGCGTCGTGGCGGCGCGCACCTTGCCCGGAGGCGCGGCTCCGTCGACCGGCGCGAACTCGTAGAGAGTGCCCGAGTCGGACTGGGTGCCCCGCCGCAGCACCGGGGCCTGGCTGGCGTACTTGTCGACCATGGCCGTACGGGGGTGCATCAGCAGTCGAGTGTTCTTGGCGTAGAGGCTGTACCCGATGGTCTTGGCGCGCGCGACCATGAAGTCCCAGGTCCGGCCGCCATCGGCGTGCATCGCGTCGAACACCTGGCCGTGCGGGGTGATGTCGGCGTCGAAGCGATAGTCACGCGCGAGCTCGTTGAGCACCGACGGGACTGTTCGGTTGACCCATGTCTGCTGCAGGCCGTTGTCGAACACCTCGCTGGCTCCCCGGCACCACACTTCGACTGTGCTGGAGCTTGCGGCCGGGCTGGGCTCGACGTGGTGCACGACCCCGGTGAACGTGGCCGCGTCGCGCCCCTGCCGCCAGGTGATCGTCACCGGGGTGTCGCTGCGGTAATGCCGACGGCTGGGAGCGGCCATCGGCACCGTCACGATGGCGATGTCGTGCTTGTACTCCTCCTGCACCACGCGCAGGCCGGTGACTACTCCCTCGAAGACACCGGCTGCGGGGAAGCTGACGCTAGCTGTAGACGTAGCCATCGGGGATCCTCAGCACCGTCCCAACCGGGATCTGGTCCGGGTAGAAGACCTCGGGGTTGGCGTTCGCGATCACCCAGGAGAGCTCGGGGTCGCCGTAAAAGCGCGCGGCTAGAAGGTCGAGGCGCTCGTTGTAGCCCGTCGAGTAGACGCTGTAGTTGAACGTCTGGGGGGATAGCGGCTGCTGGTGGAAGACGGTCGGCTCGTACACCCCGTCCTGGGTCATGATGCGGTCGATGGGGTCGTCCTCGTACCGCGACCCGGCGTAGATGGTCATGAGCCCACCGCGGGTGATATCGAACTCCGTGCGGGGTCTGCCTTCGACGTAGCGCCGACCAAGGAGTTGGCTGAGATCGTGACGATGGTGCGGATCGGACACATGCGCGGGGTGAACTGCGTGTGGCTGATCTGCAGATTCGTGATGTAGCAGGGGAAGGGGGGCAACGGCCGGCCGTTCTGGGTGTAGCCGCCATTGGCCGAGGCCGGGCCCCAGAAGATCTCGACCGCACTCAGGTAGAGATAGCCGGGGTTGACCTCGCTGCCGTTGATGACGCGGTACAGCGCGTCGATGTCGACCTGAGTGCCCAAGGTCGTGAGTCCCTGCGCGTACGCGTCCTGCGTCCGATCCAGCATCAGGGCGAACGTTACGGTCTCCTGGCCGGGGAAGCGCATGTGCGGGTAGTCCGCAGACCCGGCGTATAGCGGGTCCACGAGCCCGGTGAACGTGCTGTTGCTGAACTCAAGCGACTCCGGGTTGTAGAGGAAGCGGAACTGGTACCGGTCGCTGGCGGTCATCGGCTGTGCGGCGTCATTACCGGCCACAGCCGAGACTCGGCGGATCAGGCCGCGCTGCAGCGCCACCGCGTCACGGCCGAACATGAACGGGCTCTCAGACAGCGGGTGCAGCGGGGGGTTGATGAGGAGCCCTGGCGCGGGTTTCGCCGCAGCCGCGACATGACGATGCGCGGCTGCGTAGGCTGCCGCACCGGCTGCGGTGGCATGCCCGGTGCTGTTCGTATTGCCTGCGCCCCCTGGGCCGAGATCGTTTCGGTACTTGACCGTGCGTGGCGGGGCCGGGGCGGGGGCCTTGTTGCTCGAGCCCCCGGGGATCGCGGGGCGCACCATCAGTGACTCATCTCCCTCATGCGTGCCTGTGTCGCGATCTCGTCGACCACCATCTTCCCGATCCGCTTGGCCTCTGCCTGGCTAACCTGCTGGGTCGTCAGGTGCACCTCGACCTTGCCGATGCGGACGCTCGATCCGCCGCGCGAGTGCAGGTTGATGTTTCCGCCCGAGACACCGCCTCCGGTGTGCGCCATCGGCGTCGGGACGTCTGCAGTCTGCGACATGGCGCGGCCGGGGCCGTCGCCGATCTCGGCCTTGGACAGCCCCTTCGTGACAGTCGGGCGCTCCTTGGCCGCTGAGCCGTTGTGCCAGGTAGACCACGGACCCCAGTTGGCCCCGCCATCGCTGATCCTGAAGGCGGCCCGGGCGTTCGCCAACGGGTCGAGCGGGTCCTTGACCTCGCTGTGCCAGTGGTCGTTGATCTGCCAGAGTCCCTTGTCGCGGCTGCCCCACTGGTCGGCATTGGGCTGGCTGACCTCGGTGATGTACCCGCCGGACTCGGCCAGCGCCACCGACACAGCGTCGACGAGGTGCTCGCCGCGGAAACCCACCGAGCGCGCGAGCTGCGCGAGCTGGTGGATGTCGTAGTGGCCGCCGGTCGCCTTGGGGGCGGGGCCCCCGACCCGAGCCGTCGACGAGCCTGCCGATGTCGCCGCCTCGGTGGGGTCGACGACGGTACGGTGCGACCCCATCGAGGTGCCGAAGGCAGGGCCGAGGTTGTGCAGGAGCTGGTCGATCAGTCCGGCCTGGCTCATGCTGCCTGTTGCAGCGGCCCGGAGCAGGTTCACGCCCAGTGAACTGCTGCCGCCGCGCGAGGTAGGCCCTGAGCCGCTCTTGGTCGAGGGCTTGGCCTTCCCGCCGCCAAAGAGGTGCTCGATACCAGAGACGGCCGAGGAGGCCAGGCTCTCAATGCCGCCGAGCATCCGGCTGAAGAAGCCCTTCCCCTTGCCCTTGCTCTTGAGATTCTTGAGCATGCCGGCGGTGGCCGCGACGTGGACGTGGTTGTGGTGGATGTCCATCACGTCCTTGCCGTAGAACGACGAGCTGACCTGACGGCCGTCCTTGATGAGCGTCGCCCCGGGCCCGGCGTAGATGAGCTCGTTGAGCCCGGGCGCGAACTGCGCGAGGTACTTGTTGATCGCCAGGAGCTGGGGGGAGTCCACGCCCGGAGTGTTAGCGGTGAAGTCGACCGCGTTGCCGGTCGCGTGGTAGGAGACATTGCCGCTGACGGTGACGCCGCTCTGGCCGTGCCGAACAGTGGAAGAGACCTTGGCCCCGCCCGGGAAGCCCTTCATCAACTCCTCGAGGATGCCGAAGGTCTCACCACCTCGGGCCTTGGCGGCGTCGGCCTGCGCGTTCGCCGATCCGGGGCCGTCGCCCCACTCCTTGCCTCGGAAGGAGCCGCCCACGACGCCGGGGTAGGTCGAGCTGCCGATGGCAACGCGGCCGGGGCCATCGCCGTAGTCGTTGCCCTTCCAGAACTGCCACCAAGCACCCTTCGGCTTAGGCGGGCGGCCCCCGTGATGGACCCCGTAGTTGATGTCCCGGCCAGCACCGATCAGACTCTCTGCAGCGCCAAGAAGGCCGAGCGCGTCACCTCCGACCCGGCCTACCTTGCCGAGGAGTCCACCCGCCCCTTCTACGACGGGAGCGCCTTCCTCAGCCACCTTGCTGCCAGTGCCCTTGACGGCAGACCAGACTCTTTTAGCCACGAGTGCTCCACCCGCGAGGGCAGCAGTCCCCGTCCCGCTTGGCAGGCCGCCACCGTGCTTGGCCGCGCCACCCGCGCCCGCGGTGCCGAACAGCGCCTCCTTGATCCCATCCGGCATCGCCTTGATGGTGTTGGCGAGGTCGACCATCCCCGACGTGATCGCCTTCTGCGCCGTGATGTACCCGTCGGAGTACTGCTTCAGCGCGGCGGTAAGCGCATCCGTCTTGCCACTGGCCGCGCCCTGATCCGCGCCGAGCATCGTGTCGCCAGCCTTGCCCGGGACGGTGTCGGGCAGCCACTTGCCGGCCTTGCTGCTGTTCTGCATGTAGGTCTGAGCGGCGTTGATCTGGTCTTCGCTCATCCCCATCTTCTGTAGCTGGATACGCATCCGGCCGCGACCGTAGACGAAGGTATCCCCCACACGGGCCGCGCTGGGGACGGCATTGGGGTTCTTCTCCCCGGTCGACATCATCGCGCTCAACTGCTGCACGATGTTGCCCAGCGAGCGAGGTGCGCCGCCGGGGTCGAGGGTCTGGATGCCCATCATGCGGGCGGTGTTGAACATCTGCGCTGTGCCCAGCCCGAGCTGTACCTGGCTGGCCGTCGCGGCGGCCATCGGATCGCGCTGGGCGATACCCCGGGAGGCCGCGGCGACGGTGTTGAACTGGGCGCTCCCAGCCTGGCCTCCCCCCCGCAGCAGCGGCATGACGAACGCATTGCGCTCGGCGTCGTTGCGGAAGGAGTTCTGCGCCCACCCCAGCAGGTTGTTGGCCGCGCCCTGCTTGTTGTACGAGCCACCGCTCGCCAGCGCGGCGCGGTTCGCCAGGTAGTCGGCGCTGCGGAACGACGACACCGCTCCGGCAGAGGTGAGGCCGGTGAAGGCCGACGCTGCTGCACCGAGCGCGAACCCGCCGACCGCACGCCCCACGCCGCCGAACATCTCGCCGAAACTCGGGACACTTCCGCTCGGGATCTCCCCGGCCGAGTCGACTCCACCCAGGCCCGGGATCATCCCGGCGGTACCACTGCCAGGGGTCATCGGCATGCGTGCGCCGCCGCCGTTGGAGGACGCCACCGGAGAGGCCATTCCGGCCGGAGCGCCCCGGGCGTACGCGGCCGCCGCGATGTCACGGCCGGTGCGGCCAGGCAGCACCGGCATGCTCGCGCCGCCACCGATGAGTGGGTTGGCCCGGCCGCCGCCGGCACCAATCTGCTCCATACTGGGGATGGAGGCGCGACGGCTGGCGACGCGGCTGGTCTTCTCCGCGTGGTCCGCAGCCTTGCCCATGTTCTTCTCGAACTGAGCGGACAGGTCAACCAGCTTCTTCAGGTCACCCGCAGCAGCCTCGGACGCGCGGCGACCCGGGTTGCCCCCCATGGGGGACCCCGCCCAACCAGTCGGCTCTGCCACTGTCCTACCCCTTCATGCCACGAGCGAGCGCCGTACGGAGCCAGTGGTGGCGCTCGCGTACCGCCAGATCCCGTATCTCCGTCATGCTCCAGCCGGGGTTGGACCGTGTGAGTAGGCCGTACTGCGCGAACACCTCTGGGTACAGCGTCAAGCCGCCCTTGTCAGGCGCGAAACAGGTCGAGAAGGCCGATCTGCAGGTCGAACTCCTTGTCACACGCGTTGCAGACGCGCTTGGCCTCTCCGAGCCGGGGACCAGGGGTCCGGTCGTTCAGGGCCAGCAGCAGAGCGCGCCGGTCACGGATCGACATGGCACGCAGCGGTCCCTCATTGAAGAGGAGCTGGCCGTTGATCTTCTGCACGCACTTGGCGAGCATCAGCGTGTTGATCTCACCCGGGTTCTCGGTGTCGCTGGTCAGGAGCGCGTCCTGGTCAGCGGCCCGAGGCAGGACGGCGCGAGCCACTGCACCACTGGGGAGCTCGACGTCGAAGCCCGAGATGGCGTCGGCCGGATCCTGCAGCGGCCGGACCTCCACCGAGGAGAGCTTGAAGACGTAGTGCGGGTCGACGTGCAGGCAGTGCGAGCACTGCGTGACGAGCTCAAGGTCGTCGCCGTACGTCACCCGCCGGATGCCCATGAGCAGCAGCTCACGGTCGCCGATGAGCAGTCCGTCGTACTCCTCGTTCGACGGCTTGCGGCCGCCGATGGTGAGGGTGCCGCGGCCGACGATGGCCTGCAGGTACTTGGCCGTCGAGCGCATGACGTTGGGCGAGGACAGCAACTCCTCGTCCGCACCGTTGAGCTCGCGCACAACGGCTTCCTTCTCCATCGTGCCGGCCAGCGGATCGATGATCCCTGCGATGAGCGTGACCGTGGTGTCCGGCGGCGGCTCGATGGTGGGCATCGCCGCAGCGGCGGCAGGGACCGGAGTCTCTGCCACCGCCGCGGCGAGCATGGCGTTGGCCTGCGCCGGGTTGACCCCGGCGTCGATCATCTGTGTCACGAGTAGTCCTCTAGGTAGTGGGCCAGTGGAGCGGGCTAGAACGCGGCGGCCTGCTCGACGACGCCGTTGATGCGCGGGGCCGTGCTGTACGGCGCACCGCTGGCGTAGGCGACCATGAAGCCCTCGTGGACGAGCGTCATCTGCTCGACCATGACGGCGTTGTCGCCAGCGTTGAGGTCGGACAGGGAGAAGCTCGTGATCCACGCGTTCAGGACATGGACGCGGAGCTTGACGGGGGTGATGAGGCCCCCGTCGGACTCCTCCATGTTGGTGATCGGGTGATCGAGCACGTCGATGTCGACGTTGCACCGGAACTGGTTGCCGGCCGGGTGGTTGCCCGGGCCTGTGCCCTGGCCGCCGACGACGTCGAAGAGCTGGCGGAACCACGTCCACGCGCCCTTCGAGTTGCCGCCCACCGTCACACCGCGCTGCAGCGTGATCGGCGAGAAGCTCGTCTGGCCGGGGAGCTGGTGCACCGTGGTGTTCATCCCGCCCTCGCGGTACGGGATGGACTCCGTGGTGGCGGCCAGGCCGGACACCGACATGAAGCCGATGCCCTGCGAGAGTTGGCCGCCGACGCTGTTGCCGGGGTCGTGGTTGATCGTCACCAGGAACTTGAAGTTCCTCAGCGGGTCGGTGAGATTGTGGCTTCCCGCCTGGAGGTACGGCGCGGGCTGGGCGGCGTACCCCTGTGATGCGGTCGCCCCCGGGTTGATCTGCGCGCCCGAGTAGGACGCGCCGCCCTGGTTGTTGTCGTATGTAGCCATGGCCTACCTCACCCTCCGGTGACGGTCGTGCCGGCCTCGAACTGGCCGACCTTGATGACAATGAACTCAGCCGGCGTGATGAGGCTGACGCCCACCTCGACGTTGATGACGCCCTGCGAGATCGACTGCGTCGTGTTGTTCGTGCTGTCGCAGACGATGTAGTACGCCTGGCTCGGGCTGTTGCCCTTGAGCAGACCAGACGCCCAGCACGACGCCAGGAAGGTGTCGAGCACCGTCTGGACGCGCTGCCGCGTCTGCGTGGTGTTGGGCTCGAAGATCGCGAACTGGGTGAGGTTGATGACGTTGCTCTTGACGTAGATCAGCGAGCGCCGGATCGGGACGTAGCGCGTGCTCGCGCCCGTCTGCAGGGTGCGCGCACCCATGACCACGACGCCACTGCCCGGGAGCTGCCGGATGGCGTTGACCTGGGCGACGTTGAGGTCGTCGAGGTCGGTGCTGACGAGGTTGACCGCCGGGGCCAGTGCACCAGCAATGCGGGCCTGCAGCCCGGCCGGAGCCTTCTGGATGCCACGGGTGGCGTCGGTCAGGGCGATGAGACCCAGGATCGCGCCGGTCGAGTTCTGGATGCGGGTTGCCCCCGAGACCGTCGAGGCCGGGTTGGCGGCGATGACGGGCGGCCAGTAGACCGCACCGTACGACGAGGGCGTCAGGCCGCTGGCTGCGGTGATGGCCGCCGCCGAGGTGGTGATCGTCGTCGGCAGCTCGCAGACCGTGAAGACATCGCCACGGTTCTGCCCGTAGGAGATCGCCAGGCTCTGCTGCGCCGGGGTCGCGCCCGGCACGCCCAGGTTGACGGCCTCCGAGACGTTGTCGAGGAGCTGGATCGCGTTGCCGAAGTCAGCGTCGACCGGAGCCGCGCCATCCAGGCCGTTGGTGAGCTGACGACCGGCCTGCACCGCAGGCAGGTTGTTCGGCGCGGCCGTGACCGACGGCGTGGCGGGCTGGGCGACATTGATGTACGCCGACCCGCCCTGTGCGTTGTTGATGACGGTCAGGACGTAGTTGGGCTGCGTCGGGTCCATCGTCAGCCCGCTGAACCGCTCCACGATGTAGGACGTCGTGATGCCGTTGAGGTAGACCGTGAGGTCGAACTGCGTCGCCGGAGCACCAGACCCGGGGGTGTCGGTGATGTCGACGTAGATGTTGTTGCCCCACGACCCGGGGTTGGCCGCGTTGATGACCAGGGTGGCGAGCGGGGTGCCTGCGCGGTCGGTCAGGGTGCGAGTCGCGGCAGCCGCGCCCGCACCGGGCACACGCCAAGCCCACAGCCGCGACCCGCCGTTGGCGAAGAAGCCGTACGCCTGGAAGGAGAGCTCGGAGGCTCCCACCGTGGAGACGTCGTGGAACAGCCGGGCGAACCCGGAGTAGCTGGTCACCACGGTCGGAACGACGGGACCACGAGTGGCCGCGCCGACGAGCGCCCCAGTCGAGGTGCCGACCGTGCCGGCCGGGTTGATCGTGAGCGGAGGACGCTCTTCGAGGAAGACGCCGGGGCGCTTCAGTGTCGCCATGCTGGTACTCCTGCCATGAGGCGGTTGCGGACGGAGACCGAGTGGAGTGCCAGGTGTGCGATCACGGGAACGTGACCTCGATGGGGGTGAAGTCCGGCGTCAAGCCGGCGTCGGGAGTGTGGATGACCACCGACTGAATGAGGCCAGCAGCCGAGAGCGCCTGAGACAGGAACAGCTCGGTGCTCACGCGCGCCGTGAAGACCTTGCGGAAGAGACGCTTGCCTGCCTCGTCCGTGGTGTCGGCGACTCGAGGGCCGCCCAAGAGATCCATCCGCACGGTGCGGTTGGTCTCAAGCAGGTGGAGCTGGCCGAACCGGATCGGCAGCTTGCGGCCGAGCAGCTTCATCAGGATCTCGCGGTCGTGCCGCGGGTGCCTCGACCACACCGTGACCTGATAGTCCAGGTCGTACGGCGTGGGGAAGTTGCTGGCCTGCAGACGACTGCTGGTACCAGGGTCGGTCCAGCCGTCGGGGATGTAGGTGAGGATCGGCAGCCCGTTCATCACCCGCTCGCGCGCCTCGTTGATGTCGATGAGCTCGAGGCTGATGTAGGGATACGTCCGCGCCTTCAGCTCGAGGTCGGGCTGGCCGAACCAGACCTCGACAGGACGCGCCGTACGGCGGTCGTCCTCCACGGTGATGCCGGACAGGTGCGCCTTGAGCGCCTCGTCCTCCTCAAGCAGGAACATCTAGTACCTCACCGCCTGGGCCTGGCGGGCGACGACGTCGTTGACAAGTTGCGTCAGCAGCTTCTCGGCGTCGGTCTCAAGGCGGGTCATGGCCTTGTGCACCGGCCGCGGAGCTGGGCCCTTGCCGTTGCCGTACTCGGCGGTGTCGAGCGAGACCGGGCTGTGCGCCTCGAAGGTGTCACCGGTCCAGACGAGGTTGAGGCTGTTGGCGAGGGTTGCCTCCAGCCCTGCCTCGCGCGCGTAGGAGCGCAGCAGCGGGGTGAGCTCGGAGCAAACGTGCTGAGCTGCGGCCGTCATCGGGTCAGCCACGACGGCCTCGCAGGTATGCACCAGCGATCACGCCGAGGACGAAGGCCGCTCCACTGTTGGACTTCGCGCCCTCGTGGAACTGCGCGTTGCTCGGCGCGGTCGGCGTCACGACGGGCGTCTGCGTGGGGTAGGGCATGGCCCGGTGCACGCGCGCCGTGTTGCGGGTGCGCGCCTGGGCCTCACGCTGCGACTTCAGCCACGCGGGATCGCCCTGATGCTCAGTGAATCGAGCCATGGCAGATCACCTCCGGTGCAGTCACGCGTGCAGGCCCTTCATCGCCCTGCAGTGGGCGACATGACCAGCGTGGTGCGCGCGAGAGCGACTGTCTGGCTGAACTACGCGGCGTTACTACAAGCCTTGGGCCGCGAGCCAGCGCGAGATCATCCCGACCGATCCGTCAGCGTCCACCAGATGCGACAGGAAGCCGTCTCCGTGGTTACCGGTGTTGGTGTAGACGGCACTCGCCTGCAGACCAGAGGCAAGGGTCGCGACAGTCGACGGGAGGACCACGGTGTCGTCGGTGGCATAGCCGACCCAGGACGGAATCGCGGTCAAGAGAGGTGCGATGTCCACGGGGTTGTGCGTCGCCCCGTAGGTAGCCTCGGACCAGCCACCTGAGTAGGCGGCGTTCAGCAGTGCGGCGAAGCCGCCACGGTTGTTCGTGACGACATCGGTGATGTCCGAACCCGGCTGGAGCAGCACCATCGCGGCGACATTGTTCGGGTATACGCGGGTGTAGTTCGTGGCGATCATGCCGCCCTCAGACCAGCCGAGAAGGATCACCTTGCCGGACTTCGCGCCCTTGGACTGCAGATAGACGCGGGCCTCCTCGACGCGCGCCGTGCCGGTGTCGTTGCCGCATGGATCACCAGACAGGTCGGCGGTAAGCACAGGCCAGCCGCACTCGGCCAACCACGCCTGGATCTTCGGGTAGACGTTGCTGATCGTCGGGTTGGGGAACGCAGCAGTCGCCCGGGCGGTAGCCGAGTGGCACGCGATGATGCCGATCTTCGTCCCGTCCGCCTTGAAGTTATGGTGGGTACGCAGCACCTGCGCCTCGGTCGGCGCAGCGGTGGAGTAGCCCGTGCCGTAGGTCGTATGCGTTGTCACGCGACACGCAGCGCAGTCAGCCGCGACGGGAACGTCGCGCCACCGACCACAACGACCGACCCCGCCGCCGACAGGGCGCTGAACGCGATGCGCGCCTTGTATGTCACCGACCCGGCGCTGGGCGTCACGAGCGCCTCGAGCGCGATGCGAATGCCAGCACTGTTGGTCTGGGTCACTCCCTGCACGTCGAGGATGTTGTTCGATCCGTCAGTGATCTCGCCGTACCCGGTGTTCGCTCCGGCTGCGACGGTCAGGCAGTAGAGACCCCGGATGGAGTAGGTCGCCCCGGCCATTGCCGTGAACGTCACCGACAGGCCCGCGACGTCGACACCAGTGTTGGCTGCCACTCCCGAGGCCATCGAGTAGTTGGCTGTGAGCGCCGCCGACGCGGCCAGTGCGGGGGTCGCGGCCTGCGAGGAGCCGGGTGCGAGTGGGGTCCACGTCGCCGCTGCCGTGTCCTTCTGCAGCGTCCCGCCATTGAGATCCGAGACGAAGATCACCAGACCGGAGCCGGTCGCCGCGGGGCGACTGGCGAGCGTGTACGCGGGTGTGCCAAAAGTCGCATTAAGTCCTAGTGGATCTTGGGCGACAGGGTAAATCGGCTCAGTACCAGCACGCTGCGTCGACCAGCCGTCAGAGAGGGGGTTGTTCGGGTCGTACGCAGTCGCCATGACGACCAGGGTGGCCTGTGGGGGCTACCTCTGTCTGCGTGAACAGGCGCGGAACTAGACCTCGTCGCCGGTCAGGAAGTGGCTGCACAGCCACGCGAGGAGCGTCACGAGCACGATCCGCCGGATGCGGACGTCGCGCTCCGGCGGCCGGTGCTGCGGGATACCGAACCAGGCCCAGACGTGATCTGACAGGGTGTCCTGCGGTCGGCCGCGGAACAGCGGCGGGAGCTCGAGGGCGAAGAACGCCGCGATCCAGGCGAGCCAGAGCTTCGTCCAGGTCTTCGACGCGTCCGGCGGCACGCTGGTCAGCGCGGTGGGCTCAGGCATTGTTCCTCCGTGCCCGGAACTGGTCGAGGCTGATGACCTCGCCGCCCTGGTGCACCTCGTGGTTCGGGCCGTGCACGCAGATGACGCAAGCGTTCGGCTGGTCCGACCCGCGGCCGGTGAACGGGTGCCGACCGGTCGCGCGACCCAGCCTGGCAGCGTTCCAGTCATCGACCTTGCTCACGGCTGCATCCTGTTCTTACACCCCTTGCAGGTGACGTCGTCCTTGTTGCTCGACCAGCGAGCCGCGTCCTGTGGGCGGTGCACGGCGGGGATGTACTTGCCGCACGCCGCGCGCTCACCCGAGCGGTGCCCCATGAAGTGAGTCTTCCCCTTCTGGAACTGGGGGCCGAGGGAGTCGTTCACTTGAGGAAGGTCAGACGGTCGCGGTGCACCAGCCGACGGTTGTCCTTGCGGTCGAGCACCATGAAGCGCCCGTTGCCGTGGTAGTCGAGCACCTGGACGTGGCCGATGCCGGGCAGGTGCGCCTTCTTGGGGAGACTCGCGCCGGCTGCGAAGTGGTCGTTGCGGTCGTCATTCGGCCAGAGGCCGAGCTGCTGGTCGCTCACGACGGTCTCCCGTAGATGCTGTCGTACCTGGAGTTACGGATCACCGGCTCGACGTAGGTCGTCGTGGCCGTCGGCTCAGCCTCGAGCTCAGTCTCAACAAGTTGTGCCGCTCCCGGCGCGGGAGTCAGGGCGGTGTCCAGCTCGGGAGAGGGCTCCGGGGCCTCCAGTCCAGCGTCGATGGCCTCGAGCATCTCCACCATGCTGGCGTTATCCCCCGGGCCGGCGAAGGCCAGGAAGTCGACGTCGTTGATGAGCTCCTCAGCGTTCACCTGCCAGCCGTCGATCCCGAGCACCTCGTACCGCGGCCCTACCGGGCCCCGAACCTGGATGCTGCGGACCTGGAAGACCGTGTTGTTCCAGATGAAGCGGTCGCCCATGAAGAGCCGCCAGTTGATCGCCATGTTGCGGAGCCCGGCCTTCTCGGCCTGGTCGTAGGACACGACGAGGTGACATACGTCGGTGGTGTACTCGCCCTGGCCGACGTTGACCTCTACGCCCTCTGCTAGTCCGGCTGAGATTACGGGCAGCAGGAAGGGCGGGAAGAACTTGCGGCCGCCGGTTCCGCTGGACGCCCCCACGTCGTAGATGGGGTCCACCGTGCTGCCGGCGCGGTCGAATCGGTACCACGGGACGTACTGCCCGATGTACTGCTGAAGGTCTTCCCGCATCGACTCGTAGACCGAGTCGAGTTCGTAGCGGGTGTCGAAGCGCCCCTTGTTGCCAAAGCGCGACATCAGTACGGCGCTACCGGGCCGACGGACTCGTCCACACCCACCTGCTGGATGACCGTGACAGCGCCCTTGCGGAGCAGGATGACCTCCCGGGTGATGCGGTTGGTCAGGCGCAGATCCCAAAAGAGCTTCTGCGGGAGCTGCCCCGTCTGGCTGGGGGTCAGGTCAAGCTCGATGGCACCGCTGAGGGCGTCATTGACCGTCACGGTGAACTCGCGCAGCGAACTCGAGTCCTTGTACCGGCGGATGCGCGCGTCGACCTTGTAGTTCGTGACGTCCCGACCGAGCACGAGGGGGTAGGTGAAGTACCCGTACTCGTAGATCGAGATGTCGTCGACGACCGCATTGGGGTCAACGATGGGAGCAACGCCGTGAGTGTCGATGGGAGTGAACACCCGCACCGGAGGCTGCCGGTCTTCCAGCTCCTGGGACAGGTAGACAGGTACCAGACGACCGGTCGAGCGACTCACACGACGAAGGTCTGTGACCTCGATGCGGTTCAGCCCCACGTTCAGCGCCGAGGCCATCTCGGTGTACTGGGACTTGCGGATCTCCACCATCTCCTGAAGCTGGCGGAACCGCTGCGAGCGGGGGATGCCCACGCCCTCGGGCGTGGACACGTCGATGTCGAAGGCGGCATCGTTCATCAAGGCGTAGAGCGCCTCGACGGTGGCGAGCAATGCGACAAGGTAATCCTCGACGGGCGGCATCGTCGCCAGGGTCAGCCCACGGTTGTTCAGGTGCTGACCCACGGCTGTGCGGATGAACAGCAGCAGCTCATCGTCGGTGAAGTACTTCGATGCCGACCCTCGGACAGTGAGTGTGTCCCCCACGCCCAGCGGGGTCTGCAGGGTGATTACCCCCGCATCGACGTCGAGAGTAAAGCCGGTGGTCGCGGTCGGGACTGCTCCAGGCGTAGCCGCGGTCAGGAAGGCCAGCACCGTCGAGGCGCTGACAGGACTGCTCGGAAGCTCGTAGCGCCGGGTCACCCCGTCGCCTACGACAGTGGACTCAAACGGCGTCAGAGGGTCTGCCAGCTCAAGCCGCACTCGGGCGAGAACATCCGCCTCGGTCGTCATGCGTACTCCCTCATTGCCCGGATCACTGGGCCATCGTCCCAGTTACCGACAACATTGCCCCCGTGAACGAGGACAGGATCCCCACCACGTCCACGAGTGCCCGGGGCGGCCCGAGCAAAGTGACGGGGTCGGCGTCTACCGCCACGGCCTGTGCTGAGAGGACTAGGTGCCCGGACGCTGCCACCGACGGGGCACCCGTACCTGCGCTCGCCACGAGCAGCAGGTAGGCCGAGAAAATCCCCGATGTGGCTACGAGACCTACGGCCTGCAGGGACACACCGGCCGAGAAGACGGTAGGGACATCCGGGGCCGCCCCAGCGGTGATCGTCACACTGCTGCCGGATGTCACCACCGCCTGTATCGCCATGACGACCAAGAGTTGGATCGTGGCTGTCGCCGTGACCGCCGCGATGCCGACTCCGGTCGCTGCCGCAGTCAGGCCGATGGAGGCACCCCCCGAGGCGACCCCCCTCGGGGAGGCCGCGCTCCCGGTGAGCACCAGCGATGTCACCAGCGAAGGAGCAGTGCCCACATAGCCAGTGGCAGATATCAGCATCGAGGAGGCCGAGGGTATGGCCGGGACGGCGGTAGAGCCCACTGCGGATACCACCAGGGCCCCGCTGCCGACCACTGGCACCTGTCCAACGGCTGACACCGAGAGCAGCACCGCACCGACCGCGGTGATGGGCACCTGCATCACGGTCGTTGCGGTGATCTGCAGGACTCCAGTGGCGACTGACGGGGGGGCGGATGCCGTCGCCGTGGCGAGGACTGCGAGCTCTGCCAAAGTTGTCGACGACAACGACCCGGCTGCGCCTGTGCCCATCAGCAGCAGAATGGCCGTGCCCGTGGACGGGGCGGCCAGACCCGTATTTGCCGCCGACAGCAGCACGCCCGCGCCGTTGCTGATAACCGTGCCTTCGGAGGAGGCAGCGGCGGATACAAGCAGCGCGGCGCTTGAGCCGAATCCCGCACCTGGCCCCGCCGCCGCCACCAGGGACAGAGCCCCGGCGGTAGTCACTGGGGAGTTCGCCACTGCGGCAGTCGATAGCACGAGACTGCCTGTGGCTGCCGTCCGTGCGTCAGCCTCCGCGACGCTCTCGACGAGCGACAGTGCAGCGGTGGAGCTGCCAACCCCTACCGCAGCAGCAGTCAGAGAGAGGGACAGCGCAGCACCTAGGAAGGCCGGAGTCGCGGCTGTAGCGGCTCCTGTCAGGGCCAACAGGGCCGGCGCGCTGGCCGGGGACATGGCCGACATCGCGCCCGTCAGGGCCAGCGAGGCTGCTGCGGACAAGGAAGCTGTGGCTGCGGCCGCAGCGGTGAGTGCTACCGAACCAGTTCCTGCCGCGGTCGCCGTGGTGGTAGCAGATCCTGTCAGTGCAAGCGATGCTGACGAAGACAGGGGTGCTGCGGCGGTGGCCCCAGCAGTGAGAGACACGGATCCTGTGGTGGCCAGGCCGCCCTGCGCCGCAGCCGATGCGTTGAGGGAGAGGGACGCCGAGGCGGAAGCACCCGCCGGGGCGGCAGCACCCGCCGTGAGCAGTAGCGAGCCCGTCGCTGTCGCAGCAGTGCCGCTCCCGGTATCCGGGCCAGCCCACGGGTCAGACGCGGTCCAAGCGAGGCTGCCAGTCCATGTAGCCATGTCGGCCCCTTATGAAAGGCGCGCGGGCGTACTCACCACGTCAGGTTGTTGAAGAAGGCAACCACCTCGGTGGAGGGGACGTTGCTGATCGCACCACTGTGCCCGCCAGTGACGGCGGGAGAGCGCGCGGTGATGTTGGCATTGCCAGTGCGAGCGATGAAGCCGTGGGTCGCGTCGTTGTTCATGGCCGGCGGGACCGTGGTGTCGTCCGTGGCCTGCACGATCTTGATGGGGAAGGTGAACCCGTTCCCGACCGAGAAGGCCGAGGCGTTCTGCCAGGGGCTATACCCCGGAGATTGCGTACCGTAGACACCCGTGACCGTTTGCCCCGACGTGATGACGATGGGGGTAACCCCGGTCGCGACGCACCCGTATAGATGCGTGTCGTCCTTGCTCGTATAGGTGAAGGTCGCAGAGTTCACTGTTGCCTGCGGCAATGCTGAACCACCGAGAGTGGTGGCATCCGAAAACGGCTTGCCGTTCGCGATCACCATCGTGATCCCTGCGCCACCAGCAGCGTTGATAGTGCCAGTCGTGGAGTGCGTCGTCGACGGCGCGTAGTCCCCATTTACCTCTGACGCGTAGGCACCAGCGGTAATACCGCCAGCAGAATAGGTCGGAGAGTACCCCGCGTTCTGCCAAAACTGAAGGTCCGTGGCCGGATTCCATGCCCAGAGGCCGGCGACCTTGGCCGGGTTACGTAGCGCCCAGTTGAGGGCCGTCAGACCGCCCATAGACCACGCCTGGATGCCGATCTTGGCGGTCGGCATCTTGAAGGTGTTGACGAGGTAGCTGTACGCGTCATCCAGCGCGCGCATGGCGTTCGGAGCGCCCCAGGCATTGATGGCAGAGTGGTCAACCCCGAGCACGACGAAGCCGTTGCCGTCTACCAGCGTCGGGGTGTGGACTCCCGGCATTGCGGCCGAGGCTGGGGCGTACTGGTAGGAGTATCCCCCGTGACCGTGGCAGCACAGGATGACGTGCCGAGTCCCCACTCCCGAGCCGTACGAACTCGGGTAAGCCAAGTAGGACGTATCTGAACCGTAGTTGGACGAGTACAACCCTGCCCGCATCCGGCCGATCATCGACGCACCGCTCTCATCTCGACGCCTCCGGTGAGAGGACTTACAACGTAGGTGGCGTAGGTGAACGTGCCGGTCAGGGAGGCAGCGGTGAGTTGCAGCTTCACGACGGTGTCCGCTGTGAGTGGATCATTGCTCTGGGAGAAGTTCATTTCGCCGTACCAAGCCTGATTAGCGAGGCCATTGTTGACGATCTGGAAGATCCCGAACCCGTACAGGGCCGACGAAGTAGCAGCATCCACCACGCGGGCCTGGACGTAGCAGTTGGTGCCGTTGGCTGGCATGGATGTCGCCGAGTTGTTCATCACCACCGGGACGAAGACTTCGGTGCGCCAAGCCGCACTGGCAGGCACCAGCATGGTCATGGCCGGCACGTCGTACCAAGTGCCAGTAGTCGGGATCGTGTATGCCTGATTGTTGACGGCCACCGCCAACTCGGGGGTAGCGCCTTGCAGGGCCGTGACAGCGTCCGTCACATCCTGGTGGATTGCCGGAGGCCAGGCGCTCATGCCTAGCCCTCCTCAGAGACTCGTAGCACCCTCGTCAGGACGCGCCGAGGCTGATCGCGCCCGCCGCCACGGTGATCGTCGCGGCCGTGACGGCCGACGCGAGCTGGCCGCCGATGGAGAATGTCCCCGCCGTCGCCGCCGACCACTCGCTGAAGTACGACACAGCGGTGGTCCCGGCCGTGGAGAAGCTCAACGCCGACGAGTTGGTCTTGGCCCCGGCCGACGCAGCGTTCCACGTCGTAGCCTGCCGGACGTAGCCGGACGTCGAGGGGTTCTCATTCGCCCCTGTCGTCGCCGGGTCGCCCGTGTTCAGACCGGTGAACGGGACGGTGTTCGCCGCCCCGGTGCCATCGAGCCCGTTGAGGGCTGCATTCTCGGCTACTGCTGCTGCGCGAGGCATCTCGGTCAGCCCTTCTTGTTCGAGCCGGACAGCGCGGCCAGGACGCCCTGCGGGCTGGAGTCCTTGCCGGCCACGATGTGCGCCTCCACCGTCGAGGCGAACGCAGCGGACGGGGTGCCGTCCGACTCGTGCGTCACCTCCGACGGCGTCAGCGTGAAAGGCTGGTCCCCGTCGTGCAGCGGATGGCTGTACGTCTCGTAATGCCGACCGATGGCGTCGGACACCGCGAGCGCGTGCTCGGGGGAGTCTGCCTCGATCACGTCGGGGGTGACGTTCACGGTGCTGCCGTCCGCGAGCGTCACCTCGCCCGTGATCGGGCCGGTGATGACGAGGTGGCCGTCCGGATTGACGTACTGCCAACGAGGACTGCCGTCCTCGTTGGTGCCGACGTTGATCTTCTGCAGAGCCATGCTGATTCCTCCGAACGGCGCGTACGACCGAGTGTGGTGAACAGGAGCGAGAATGTCTGGCTGTACTGAGGCGGACCTCAGTGCCAGACGTACCCCTTCTCCTCGAGGTGGTCCGCGACGTTCATGGGCACCCGGTACTTCTCGCCCTCGAGGAACGTGTAGAGGTTGCCGGCCCCGATGGTGACGTCCTTGAGGTCGCTGTTGACCCGGATCAGGCGCGTCTCCGGGCCCTTGGCGACGACGCCCTCGGCGTCGAGGATCTGCACGTCGTCGTCAGTACTGCCCTGATCGCGGTGGCCCTCGCGCTGCAGGAGCAGCTCGGCCTCGGCCACGACGTCGGGGTCTTCAATGACGACCGGGTGACTCGCGCCGCCCGAGTAGTCGGTGACGCGGTTCTTGGCGGCCTCGGCCTCGGCGGCCTCCATCATCGCCAGCTCGCCCTCACGGGCGGCCACGTCCTCGGCGTGCTGCTGCGCCAGCTTGGCCTTCTGGATGCCGGTGAAGTCGCCTGGGCGACCCTGCTGCTTTGCCATGTAATTCCTCCGGGTGAGTGTCTCTGGTGGGGCTGAACGCGAACGGGCCCGGGCTGGTAGCACGGTCCTCGTGACATCACCGTCGAGACTGGAGGAAGCTGCTAGGTGCTGTCAGCCTGAGCGCGGTGCTTCTACACGGCTAGGTCGTGACATCCGACCAGGCGCGGGTGAAGTGCTCGGGCCGAAGTCGATGCGCGTCAATGCGGTAGTGCCGCTCGTTACCGAAGTCATCTTCCAGGTGGGCAGCACCAGGCGGCACCTTGATCTCGACCACGCCCTCGCCGTAGTCGTAGGTGAATGACCCCTTCGGCGGGTTGGCCTTGTCCGAGGCGTAGACGTTGCCGGGGGTGTCAGGGTGCGGGTGGAACCGCCCCTCACGGAGGAGGTTAGCGGCGTTGTCAGGCGTCGTCCGGTGGTAGAGAAACTGCTCGCCCAACGCCCGATGACTCATGTCGACGATGCTCCCACGAAGCTGTCCAGGTAGTCAGCAGCAGCGCGGAGCAGGGCCGGGTCGTCGCGGAACTTGCCCAGGCCCATGTTGCACTCACCGCAGAGCAGGCCGCGGGGTGCGCCCGTGACGTGGTCGTGGTCGACATGGACATTGCCATGCGCGGCCGAGCAGACAGCGCAACGTCCTTCCTGACCGAGCACCAGCGTGTCCCACTGCTCGGGAGTCAGTCCGTAGATGCGGCGCACCCACCCCTGCCGCCGGCAGATCCGGCACCCGCGAGTGCCTTCGGTCCTGGTGAAGCCGACCTTGCTGTACGGGTGCCCCTGCGGGCACTCAGTCTTGTCGCGGTTGTGCGGCCCCACAGGACCAACCGTGGGCGACAGTCCCTTGTACTTGCGCTGGGAGTCACGCCGACACTGCTTGCAGACCGGCCGACCACTGGGCGCGCGGTACATACCCGTGGTGACGAACTCGTGGCCGTTGGCGCAGTGGGTCTCGGTGGCGAACCGCCGCTCTGGTCGGCCCGTCCTCTTGCGCGTCGGGTTGGCCGCGTTGTGGCGGGACCGCTCGGCAGTGGGGTCAGGGCGCGGCCCCGGCTTGCGCGTGCCGGTCTCGGGGTCGCGCTCGCGACGACGGTGCTGCTGGTAGTGCGCGGCGCACAGTCCCTTGCTACGAGCTGGCTTGTCGCATCCCTCTTGGTCGCACATCTGGACTCCTCAACGCTGCAGGCCCCCAACCGAGTGGCTGGGGGCCTGCAGTGTAACAGAGTCTGGGGAACCCAGTTAGGTACTAGTTTGTCTCGGCGATTACGATCGCCTGGTCGGTGATGACCCCGAGGCCCCAGATCGCGTACCAGGCCAGCGCGTGCTCGCGACCGAAGTCGAGGATCCCGCCGTCGCGGAGCTCGACCGGCAGTGCGATGGCGTGGCCGAACGCGTTGTCGCCGATGAAGACCGCCTGGTGGACGGCCGTGCTACCCGCGTTGAGCACCTGCTTGATCTGCGTGGTCTCGATGAACACGCAGTCGTAGAGGCGGCCGACCTCGCCGAGCATGAAGTTGCCCGGGGCCGCGTACTTCGTGACCTCGATGAACTCGGGGTTGTCACGCAGCGAGCGGCTCTGGTGCGGGTCGATGAACGAGACGTAGGTCTCGCCCAGGCGCGGGACGTTCTTGGTCGCGAGGGTCTCGACCGCGTCCTTGACGAGCGCCGTGGAGAACTTGAACGCGCCGGTCAGGCCGTCGCGCGTGGTGGCCGGCGCACCGCTGTCGTACGGCGACCGCGAGGTGATCGAGCCCGGCGTGTTGTTGTAGCCGTAGATCACGCTGGTGCCGAGCAGCAGCGTGTCACGGGCCTGGCCGTCGAGGTAGAGCGCCATGTTGCGTCCGAGCAGACGCGAGGCCGAGGCCATCACGTCGTCGAAGGACGCGTTGAGCAGCAGCTCGGAGACCGCGACCGCGTAGCCCTGCTCCGCGACCGTGATGGAGAACTGCGACGCCGTCAGGGCGTTGGTCTGCATGCGGACACCCTCGACGAGCTGCGAGGCAGCGCCGAGGTTGTTGTAGCGCATGAAGTTGATCTGGAGGCCAGGCTGCACGCCGAGCTCCGTCTTCTTCACAGCGAACTGCTCGAAGCGGAGGATGGGCATGGACTGGAAGAGGATCTCCTTCGACCAGATGGTCTGGATCGACGGAGCCAGCGAGCTGTTCGCGCCGCTGTAGGCGGTGGGGGACGCCGAAAGGTACGGCGTACCGGTGATGGCAGATGCCATGGGGCTTACTCCTTCTCGTGGGGGCTACGCCCCATGGGGAACCGAGCGGCTGACGGTCGTCAGCCGTAAAGCCCGGCGTTGCGGATACGACCCGCGGCGGGCAGGAGCTTGTCTCGGTTCTTGACGTAGTCCTCGAACGAGAGGGTGCCGTTGTGAGCGGCTTCCAGTGCCGGATCGTTGCCCGAGTAGGTGTCCAGTGGTCCGGCGGGGGGAGCCGTTACCGGCGCTCCCCGCATGCCAGCGCGCTGCTGCTGCACAGCGGCTTGCATCTGCTCAATGATGCGTGACGACGTGGCCGTCAGTCTGGCGATGTGCGCGTCGACTTCGGCGGCCGTGGTGTGGTTGGTTTCCTGAATCTCGCTCGCGAGCTCAGGGATGATGTTGTCGGCGTTGGCCGCGAGGGCCTGCGCCTTGTACGCCTGGAGCTGCTGGAACTGCGTCTCCATCTCGGCGATGGCCCGCTCCTTGGCGCGCTCCTCCTCAAGGGCGGCGAGCTGCGCCTGGAAGCGCGCCTCCTGCTCCTCGAGCAACGTGCGCGTGTCGGTGTCGGCCTTGCGGGCCTCCTCCGCTGCCTTCTCTGCGGCCTTGCGGGCCTTGGTCTCGGCCTCGAGCTTGTCGTCGCGCTCCTTCTGCAACTCGGCGACGGTCTTCTTCAGCTCCTCGAGCTGGGGGTAGAGCTTGGCCTTCTCGTCCTCGCGCGCCTTGGCGATCTGCTCGGCCGTGAAGACCGGGCCGTTCGTCGTGGCGGTGATGATCGCCGGGACGCCGTTCGACGTCGTCGTGGTGACGGGCGTGAAGGTCTGGGCCGGGCGGGGGTCCGTTCCGACGATGACCCCGTCAGCGGTGTTCGTCGCCGTGGGGATGCTCGTCGGGGTGATCGGTGTCTCGGTGCTCTGCTGGCTCATCGGTTCCTCGGGGGCTAGGTGAGTCGTTGTCCGAATGCCGGCGGGCCGGCAAGCACGAATGACTGCGGAGTAGTTGCTCGATGAGCGTCTGAGAGATGACGTACGCGTGTCAGCGCAAAGTCGGTGATCTCTTTAGGTAGTTGCTAGGTCAGACCCGGTCGGATGGCGGGTTCAGGCCGAGGTAGTCGTCGTACCCGTGCCCGCGACGTCGTGGCAGCGCGGGTCCGCCGACGCGCCGGGAGAACGCCTCCCCCGACTCAGACCGCTCGTCAGAGTGGACGATCTTGCTGCCCTTCATCCTCGCCAGGTCGTACATGGCCTCTCCCAAGCCCTTGCCGGCGTGGTCAGGAGCGACGCCAATCCCACTCACCTCACGGTGGCCGGGATGGGGCTCGAAGGACATCCGCTCGTAGCCAAGGTCGAGGTGCCCCACGCGACGGCCTTCCCGGTCGCGCGCGGTGACTCCGTGCGGTGTATCCCCCGCACGCTGGTTCACCTTGAACTGGTAGTCGTTCAGGCTCGGGTTGGACTGCCGGAGCCGGTGCAGCGCCGGGTCAGTCGGCCGAGGCATCCCGCGGAACGCCTGCTGACCGTTCCACTGCGTGGGGTCGTGCGGCCGCGGTGCGGCAGTGTGGCCGTACTCGACACTCTCGGCGTGGATCGTTCGCAGTGACCGGTCGTTGAACAGCGCCATTTGGCCCGGCTCGTTGTTGTCTCGCGGCTCAGTCAGCAGCAGCG